GGGAGATAGCACGCATGGGCAAGAAAAAGTACGGGGCATGGGATGAAGAGGGTGACCTCATCCACGGGCTCACGCTCAAGGAGGCGGCCAGGATGGCACGGGAGAACGGCGGGAAGGTGTGGCAGCACATGACGCCGGACTACACGGAGGATCTCGAAGAGACGGACATAGACCCGTACGACGAGGCCTACGACACGAAGGAGGAGCTCCGGGCGCGGCTCGCGCGGTCGATCGAACGGACGGAGGCGAGCCGGCGCCGGGCGGAGGAGGCGAACAAGCGGCATAAGGACTACCAGCGGGGGCTCATCGACGCGGGCCTCATCCCGATCGCGGCGCTCGGGGACATCCTCACGCACTACGAGATCCGGCGCGACCCGATCAGCGGGTACGAAGACATGATTTTCAATAGGCCGACCATTGCCGTCGTAGCAGGATACGAGACGACGGCCAAGGTGGAGTTCCGGGTTCCGCAGACAGGGACCCCAGGTAATCACGCCATTACGGCGCTCCTCAACTACCGGAATGAGAAACGCCGGAAGAGTAGCTAGACTAGCGGGGACCCGGCCGGCCCCATCCTTCCACGGCCGGATCATCAGGAAGGCCACCCGTAACGCTCGCGGGTGGCCTCCCGCATGCCAGGGGTAGCCCCGGCGTGTCTCATCGGAGAGCCCGGACGGCGCGTTGCTATTCTCCAAGGGATAGCAACGACAGAAGGGCGGAGCCGTGAGCGATACGTACCGCGTACTGGTGGGGATCAATTACCCGCCGGACGACAAGAGGGCTGAGGTGGGGGACATCGTCAGCGACCTCCCGGACTACGCCACGAGCAAGCTCCTCAAGGCGGGCGTGATCGAGAAGGTCACCCCGGAGAAGACTCCCGACGCGCCCGAGCAGGCGCCGGCCGCGCCGGAGAGCACCACACCGGAACCCGCAGCGGCGGAACCGGCACCCGCGCCGGAGGCACCCGCACCGGACGCCCAGGCACCGGCCGAGCCCGCAGCAGAGGCACCCGCAGCACCAGCGGAACCCGCACCGGCAGAGCCCGCACCAGCACCCGTGCCGGACCTCACGGCGATCGCGGACGCGGCGGACGCGGCAGCAGCAGCACTCGCAACCCTGCAGACCGCAGCAGCAGCGCAGCAGCCCGCACCGGAGGCCACCACGCCGGACGCCCAGGCGGTGGCTGAGTAATGGCGTTCCGCCACGGCAAATCGACGGCGATCTTCCTCGACTCACTCGACGCATCGCCCTACTTCAACACGGCCGACAGCCCGCGCACCATCACCACCGCGGATGTCACCGCGTTCGGGGCTCAGGGCAAGGCATACATTGCGGGGGTCGAGGACTCGGTCCTCAACGCCTCCGGGTTCTTCGATGGAGCCATAGGGCAGATCGACGACCGGCTCTGGGCGCTCAGCACGAGCGCAACCCAGACATACCCGGCAACATACTGCCCGGACGGCGGCTGCGTTGTCGGGCGGCAGGCACGCCTCGCGGACTGCTGGAGCACTAACGTCACACCATCGAGCCCGGTCGGCGGGGCGGTCACGCTCAAGATGACCGCCCAGGTATCCGGATCCGTGGACTGGGGGAAGATCCTCGCGGACCGTACCCCGATCATCACCGCGACAACCGTTCTCGGGCAGACCGTGGACTGGGGGGCGGGCAGCGCGAGCACGGCCGGCGGCCAGGCGAACATTCACGTCATCACAAACACATGGACCGGGACGACCACGGTCAAGGTCCAGCACAGCACCGACGGCACCGTGTGGACGGACCTGCTCACGCAGACGGTCCCGGCCGGTGTCGCGATCAGCCCGACCGCACCGTTCGGGCAGCCGACAGCCTACGCGCCGATCGTCGCGCCAGGACCCGTGAACCGATACGTACGCTCAAGCGTGACGACCGGAGCCGGAGCAGGAACCATAACCGCCGTCGTGGCATTCGCCCGATTCTAACGAAGTAAGGAAAAATAGCCATGGCTTTCTCCCACGGTAAGGTCGCTGTCGTCAAGATCGGCGACGCAACAAACACCCTTGTGGACCTGTCCCCGATCACCAACACCTGCGATATCCCGCGCTCCGTAGCGACCGCGGAAACGACCCACTTCGGGGACGTTGGCAAGGAATACATCGCGGGCCTCGAGGACTCCACCGTGTCGATCGCGGGCCTGTTCGACTCGGTCCTGGACGGCACGATCAGCGCAGCCATTGACTCGGTGATGAACGGGACTAACGCGAACCTCAAGCTCGAATACGGGCCCCAGGGATCCGCTACCGGGAAGATCAAGTACACGCTGAACTGGATCCCGACGAACTACACCGTATCCACCCCGGTGGGCGGCGTAGCGACGTTCAAGCTCGACGGCCAGCGGACCGGCACCACGACCCGCGGCGCCTACTAAACCACCAGAGCACCACCCCACCTGAGAGAGAGTGTCCACAGTGACCGAGAACCACCACGCAGCACAGCACGGCAACGGATTCGTCGAAGGCACCCACGAGGCCGCCTACGATCACCGGGGAAACTTCAACGGAAACCACGAGGCCCCGGCCCAGGCCGCTGTGCCGGCGGGCGAGGCGGGCGGCTACAAGGCGCCGGGCGGGCAGCCGCGCCGGAGCATCCGTGACCGGATCGCCAGCGTCCGGCCGTATAAGTCCGAGATCGTCAATGTCCCGGAATGGGACGGCGTGGACATCGAGGTACGGTCGGTGACGCTCGGGGAGCGTCAGGAAATCATGGCCGAAATCATGGACGAAGAGGGCAACGCACCCGTCGCCCGCATCATGACGCAGTTCATTATCGCGTGCAGCTTCGACCCGGAGACCGGGGAGAAGGTATTCAGCCACGACGACGAGGAATTCGTCAACAGCCGGAACGCGGGCCCCGCTGACAAGATCGGTACGGCCGCGATGAAACTCTCCGGCATGGGCAAGCAGGTTGAGGAAGAAGAAGCAAAAAAATCCTCACCAGCGGAAGCCTCCGCGTCCAGTTCATAATCGCGGAACGCACCGGCCGGACCCTCCACGAGCTACACCATGGAGGGCCCGGCCGGGAACCGATGAGCGGGTACGAGTTTATGCAATGGGTACAGCTCATCACCGTCATCGAGCCATACGAGGCGGAGCAGCAGCGGAACGCCTGACACGGGCCGAAGCGACACTAAGAGGAACGAGGCACCCGTGAGCGGCTCAGTCGTAAACGTTGTGGCGATGCTGACCGGCAACGCTAGCGGCATGGTCAACAGTTTCGGCACGGGCGCGGAAGCGGCGAAGAAGTTCAAGGAGACCTACGAGAACACGAGCTCCGTTGTAGGGACCGGCTCGAAGGCCATGGCCGACTCGATGGCGAAGCAGGCCGAGGCGGCGCAGCTCGCGGCGGACAAGAGCGTAGCGGCGATCGAGAAGACCCGGGTAGCGGCGGAGAAGGCCGCAGCTGAGGCCCAGGTATCGGCGGATAAGACAGTCGCGGCGCAGGGGAAAGCGGCGGCGGCGGCGGAGACCGCGGCGGAGCTGCAGGCGAAGGCGGCGCAGACGGGCGCGGCGGCGGACGTGGAGGCGGCGGCGAAGGCGACCGCGGCGGCGGACCAGGCGGCGAACGCGGCGACGCTCGCGGCGGCGAAGCAGGCGGCCGCGTACCAGCGGGCAGGGGACGCGGCGCTCGCGGAGTCGGCGCAGATAGCGGAGTCTACGAAGCTGATCGAGGCGGCCGAAGCGAAGAAAGCCGCAGCCGCAGAGGCGTCAGCAGCGGCGACGAGCGCGGCGCATGAAAAGGCGATGGGCGCCATGACGAAGGGCAGCGTCGCGTCCGTCGCGGCCCTCGCGGTCATCGGCGGGGCATCGGTGGAGATGGCGGCCAAGTTCGAGAAGAGCACGGAGCTCCTTGTCACGGCAGGCGGAGAATCGAAAGCCAACATCGAGAAGGTCCGGGACGGGATCCTCCAGGTAGCGCAGAGCACGGGCGTCAGCGCGGAGCAGCTCAGCGAGGGCATGTACACGGTCGAGAAGGCGACGTTCCGGGGAGCGGATGGCCTGAACGTTTTGAAGGCGGCAGCGCAGGGCGCAGCAGCCGAAAACGTGGACATGGGCACCATGACGAACGCGCTCACATCAATCATGATGTCGTACCACCTGACCTCGGATAAAGCGGTAGCGACGACGAACCAGCTCGTCGCGGGCGCCGGCGCGGCGAAGACCACCATGCAGGAGTACGCGGGCAGCCTGTCCACGGTCCTGCCGGTAGCGAGCGCGGCTGGGATCAGCTTCGAGCAGGTCGGCGGAGCGATCGCGACACTGACGCAGCACGGCACCAGCGCGGCCGAATCCACGCAGGAGCTCGCGAACACGATTCGTGCCCTGCAGGCGCCCAACAACGTCGCGGTATCCGCTATGTCGCAGCTCGGGCTCAACGCGACGGATGTCGCATCGAACCTCGGCAAGCGGGGACTCACGGGCACGATCGAGCTGGTCACGGACGCAATCAGCAGCCACCTCGGGCCGGCCGGGCTCGTTGTCGTGGACACGATGAAGAAGAGCGCGATCGCATCGCAGGACCTCCAGCAGATGATGAACAAAATGTCGCCCACCATGCGCCAGGCGGCACAAGGGTTCCTCGATGGAACGGTCAGCTCGAAGGAGTTCGCGGCGACCGCGAAGGGGCTCGGCGCGGAGGGCACCGCCCAGGAGAAGCAGTTCAAGGCGCTCGCGACCACGGTGAGCGGCTACAACGACCAGATAAAGCACGGCGGCCCCGCAGCACAGACAGCGGCGGCGGCGCTCAAGGCCATCATGGGCGGCGCGACGGGCATGAACACGGCGCTCATGCTCGGCGGCGACAACATGAAGACGTTCAAGGACAAAACGGAGGAGATGGCGGACGCCGCGCACAAGTCCGGGAAGGACCTCAGCACCAACGCGGACACACAGGCGACGCTCGCGGCGACCACGGCACGGCTCAAGCAGCAGTTCGAGGCGCTCATGATCCAGCTCGGGACCATGCTTATTCCGATCGTGAAGCAGCTCATGGATGGCATCATGGGCGTCGTCAAATGGATGAAGGAGAACAAGGGCGTAGCGGAGGCGCTCGCCGGCGGTATTCTCGCCATCGTCGTAGCCATTACGGCGATCGTCCTAGTGACGAAACTAATTAGCTTCGGATGGATCACCGTGGCGGTTCTCGCCATCGGCGCACTTGTCGCAGGGTTTATTTGGGCCTACAACAATATCGGCTGGTTCAAGGACGGCGTAAACGCCGCCATGAAGTGGATCGGCGAGGCGATCAGGAACACGGTCGATTGGATCACGAAGACAGCCGTACCATGGCTCATTCAGGCATGGAAGGATGTCGTCTCGTTTTTCCAGACATCGGTCGGGATGTTCAAGGATTTCGGGACCAACACATACGGAATGTTCTACGACTTTGTGACGCACACAGTCGGCATGTTCACGGACTTTGTGAACAACACGTTCGGCATGTTCTCCGACTTTGTGAACAACACGGTCGGCATGTTCAAGGACTTCGGGAAGAAGGTGGGGGACGTTCTCGCGGCAGGATGGAAGATCGTC